CGGAGCCGCAGCCTCGACCGCCTTGGAGATGACCGGGGTGATCTGTTCCATCAGCTTTTGCAGCGTCGGCATGAACTTGTTGAGCCCGTCGAACACGGTGTTCGCCATAGGCTTGAGGGCCACTTCGAGCCCCTGCTTCATAACCTGAAGCCGCTCGGCGAAGTCGTAGGTGTCATCAGCTGCGCCGGCGATTGTCTCGCCGTTTTCTTGCAGCTCAGCCGTCAGGTCTGCGACGGCCAGAGAGCCGTCTCGGATTGCTGCGGCCATCGTGGAGCCTGCCCTTGTGCCGAAGATCTCCGACGCGATGCTGGCGGCCTCTGCGGCCGTCCCGGCGTTTTTGATCTTTTCGTAGTACATGGCGAGCCCGTCGCTGGCGCTGATGCCCTCCTTGGCGAGTGTGGCGACGCTCTTTTTCATAGCGCCGAGCACTTCGTCGGTGTTTACGCCGGCCTTGTCGAGCTGGCCCATCAGGGCGCTCGCCGTCTCGAAGGAGTAGCCCATCTCCTGAAGCTGCGGGCCGAACTTCTGCATATCTGCCATCAGATCCGTGAAGCCCATGCCCGTGCTCTGGCTGACCTTAAAGATGTAGTCCATAGCGCCGCCCATGTCGTCGGCGTCGATGTTCCACTGTTGGAAGGCTTGGCTCGACTCCTCGATCACGCTGCCGAGGTCGTCCCCGAGCATATCGCTCACTTGGATGGCCTGCTTGGAGATCTCCTGAAGCTGCGGGCCGGTGAGGCCGAGGCGGGTGTTGTAGTCTGCGATCGCCTTGCTGGCGTCCTCCATTGTGGTCGGGACGCTCTTGTAGACGGCGTCGAAGTCATCCAGAAGCCCATCCAGCGCGTCGCCGGTGGCGCCGGTTCCGATGCGGATAGCATCAGCAGCGTCATCGAAGGACGCGCCGAGATCCTTCATGTACTTTCCAGCCTCGATGACTGCCTTGCCTGTCGCCACAGCGATGCCGCCCACGGCTGCACCAACGGCCAGCGCCTTCACGTTCAGGCCGCTGATTTTCTTCTGAGCCTGTTCGATGGCTTTGCCGAGTGATGGGTCGATGCTGCCGGCCAGATTGACGACCGCCTGCATCGTTTTTCCGTTTGCCATGTGCGTCACCTCCTTCTGATGTGTGGTTTCTTAAAGCTGGCCGCACGAGTCGGCCGGCTCGCTTGGAGCCGCTTGGCCTCCTCGACGGCCTCCCCGTATTCGGTCAGGAAGTCGGTCAGCCTTCGCTCTCCGAGGTCTCGCGTTGATGTGTGGAAGGCTCGGGCGTAGTCTCGGATTGCGCGTCGGAGCTGTCGGGGGTGTAGGGTTCCTCCGACTTCCCGGAAATAAAATCCCGGCCGATCCTCATAATCTTCATAACGTCGTAGCCGCGGACGCGCTCGAGGTCGGAGATGTCGATCTCAGGGTTGACCGCGATGATGGCAGCGAAGCCGAGGTAGAGGTGCAGGCCGTAGTCCAGCTCGGCCGCGCCGGCTGCGTTGCCATTCTTGGAGCCGCTGGCGCTCAGCTTTCTGGCGTCAGCTTCAGCAAACGCCTGTGCGGTGATCTCGCTGATGTCATAGGTCAGCTCGTTGTAGCTCTTGCCGTTGATCTGCACAGGGTTGTCGAGCTTGATGGTGTTCTTCATTGGGTACGTCTCCTTTCGATAAACAGAGGGCGCCGCATAGGCGCGGCGCCCTTCAGGTTACAGCAGGCTGCGGATGTCCTTGGCGTAGTCGACGCCGCCGACGCGCAGGATCGTGTTGAGCTGGTCGATCAGCCAGTATTCAGCGCCGCCGACGTAGAGCTGGTAGCGGCTCACGGCAAACGTGGCCTCGTTCTCGCTGGTGTTGCCGGGATCCACGGAGAGGCCCGGGATGCCCTTAGAAACGCAGCGGAGGAACGCCTTGCAGCCTTCGGTCTTGGTGGAGCCGTCGGCCTGCTTGACGTCCTGAGCCCAGCGGATCTCGATGGTCTTGCTCTCGAGTTTCATCATGTTCCGCAGGCCGAGGTCGATGCCGATCTTGGTGATGGATGCCTCCATAGCCTCGATCTGGCCGAGGATGGGGGCGGTGTAGGTTCCCATAGCCTTGAAGTCAGCGGTCACGGGAGTGACAGCCGGCAGCGCGATGGTCACGTCTTTGGCGACGAGAGTGCCGCCGATGTAGACGGTGTCGGCGAGGATGGGGCCCTTCAGGTCGAGCCACAGGTTTGCCATTACTCGTCACCTCCTTCGTAGTAGACAGAGAA